TTATGGTAAGTTTTTAGATGCTTTAAAATGTGATTGGAGAAATGATCCAAATTCAATGGAAACTCCTCGTCGAGTATCTAAAGCATATGTAAATGATTTATGGGCTGGTCGTTATACAGCAATGTCTCCTATTACTTCATTTCCTTCAGATGGTTATGATGGAGTAGTTATTGAAAGAAATATCCCATTAACATCTATGTGTTCACACCACCATCAAACAATTGGAGGAGTTGTTCATATTGGTTATATTGCAGGTGAAGATGGTCAAGTAATTGGTTTATCTAAACTTAATAGAATTGTAGAATTATTTGGTCGTAGAGGTGCTATTCAAGAACAATTAACATCAGCAATACACAATGCCGTATCTAAAATTACAGAAGGCAATTTAGGTGTAATTGTTACTATTGTAGGTACTCATAACTGTGTTTCTTGTAGAGGTGTTAAACATCAAGGAGCAGCAATGGTTACTACTAAAGCATCAGGTGCTTTTAGAGAAGATACAAATAATGCTCGTAAAGAGTTTTTTGATAGTTTAAAAATTAATAACGGTGGACATAACATTTAATTATGAGTAATTTTAAAGATGAAATAGCATTAGAACTAATTAAGGGATTAGGTACCCTTAGTTCACTTAGAGATAGAGATCAACTAAGTATGACCCCTGAATCAGAATGGGCTGATTTAATGGCTGATAAAATTGTAGCTAAGTTTAAGGGGGAGTATGTCCCATTTGTGAGTGAAGTAGAAGAATTTAATGCCACAATGGGAAAACCTAATAATTATGAACCTAATATACCTGAAAACAAAGCTGAATGGATGTTTGTTTATGACTTCATTCTCGAAGAACTTGAAGAGTACAAAGCTGCCTGTGAAGCAGGTGATATTGTTGAGGTACTTGATGCTTTATGTGACATTGCCTACGTCTCGATTGGCAACGGAGCTATGCTTCATGGTCTTAAGAATAAATTATGGGATGCGTATCAAGAAGTCCAAGGGAGTAATATGTCAAAGGCTTGCAATAACGAAAAGGAGGCACAAGAGACGGTGGAAAGACGTTCCAAAGAACAAAATGAACCTTGTCACTACGAGAAGGTTGGAAAGTATTATATTGTCTATAGATCCCGGGATAAAAAGGTAATGAAAAGTATTAATTATTATAGACCAGATTTAAAAAAGTTTTTTATTGAATCGGATAAACAAGCATTTTTCAAACATTTTAATCACCATCCCTCAGCTGCAAAATTCACCAAATGAGTTATAAAAAGTGTTATCAAGGCAAAAAATTAGGGCCTAATCATTATGAAATGCACTTATGGGAAGATGACGGAAAACATCAAGTTGTTGGTTATAAAGATAAAGCTTATGTTGAATGTAGTAAAGATCAAGCTACACATAGAGGGTTAAAAGGTGAATTTGTTAAACCCATAATAGACTGGAAATTCTCTAAAAACCCAGAATATTCATCTGATAATACTTTAGGTTTACATTTTCAAGATATGCCCCCATATCAAAAATTTCTTATTGACAGATATGGGATTAACGATGAACCTTCTACTACACATAAAGAAATATTTTTTGATATAGAGTGTGAAATGGGAGGAGCTCTTACCGAAGAATATATTGAATCAGCTCCAAAACCCATTACGTCTATTGCTTGGTATGATAAACAAGCAGATAAGTGGGGTATCTTAATTTTAGATAAGAAAAAACAACTTAGCCATACTAAAGCTAAGAATAAAGAAATTATACCTTGTTCTACTGAATTAGAATTACTAAAATCTTTTGTTAAACGTTTTAAGGAATTAGACCCTGATATTTTAATTGGTTGGAATAGTGATTACTTTGATATTCCTTACTTATACTATAGAATTTATTCAGTTGTAAGCAAACGGGCAGCTAATAGTTTATCTCCTTTAGGTATAGTAAAAGCTAAAAGAGATAGTAAATATTGGTGGAAAAAAGATCAATATGTTGATATTATAGGTGTTGAATCTCTTGATTATATGAGATTGCATAAGAAATTTAGTTTTAGAGATGAACCCTCATTTAAGTTAGATGATATTGGAGAAAAATATACAGGTTTAAATAAAATTGAATATGATGGTAATTTAGATAAATTATTTGAAGATGACATTTATAAATTTATTCAATATAATTTCCGTGATGTTGAGATTTTAAAGCTTTTAGATGAAAAGCTAGAATATTTAGCTTTAACTAAAAATCTATCTCATAAAGGAAAGCATAATTATAGTGAAGTTTATGCTAACACTAGAACTCAAGATGGAGCTATATCAGCTTATTTATTAAGTCAAGGAGTTGCTCCTCCTGCAAAAGATGTTAATCCAATCCATAAAAAAAATTATGCTGGTGGTTATTTATTTTGCCCTACAGCAGGCATTTTTAATTATATGTTTGATGAAGATTTAACTTCACTATACCCATCTATTATTATGTCTTTGAACATTGGGAAAGAAACTTTAGTAGGTCGAATTATGATATCTCCTGAAAAAGTAGTAGTTGAAGGTAAAGAAATATTTAATTGTAGATATGCTTTAAATGATCTAAAACAAATGGATCAAGATGAAGAATTAACAATTCAAAACCCACAACGTAGAACAATTGAAATGAAAATTTCTGAAATTGTTAAATTAATTGAAAGTAATAATCTAGCTGTTTCTGCTAATGGTGTAATGTATAGAACCGATTCTGATTCAGTACTTAAAACTATTCTTTCAAAATGGTTTGATGAAAGAGTTATATATAAAAATAAAATGAAAGAAGCCTACACAGCTGGTAATAAAGCTTTAGGTGAACAAATGCACTTAAAACAACATACAATGAAAATTTTATTGAATAGTTTATATGGTGCTACAGCTCTTGGCAGTTTTAGATATGGTAATGTAATTTTAAGTGAATCTATCACCTTAACAGGTCAAAGAATCATTCAAGAATCAGCATTATTTGCCAATACACATATGAATCAAGTAATGGAAGGAAAAATACAATTATGATTACAAAACAAGCAATTAGAAAAGGAGTTGAAGTTCAATGTAACGGAAAAACTTTAACCAAAGAAGAAATAGTTTCTAAAGGAGAAAATTGGAGTGAACACTCAGAAAATTTCTTTAGAAAAATGCTTAAACAAGGAGGTAAATTTAGCCTTAAAGGAGATCAATTTATTATATCAACTCCTGATTTACTTTTAAATAATAAAGGTGAAGTTGAATCTGTATTTAAAGAAGACGAAGACTAAATATGATCACTTCAGTTAAAATAAAAGATAAAATAATTTTTGGAGAATCCACTCCATTTATTCTAATTTCAGGACCTTGTGTTATTGAAAATGCTGAGCATACTTTTTTTATGGCAGAACAAATAAAAAAAATTACAGATAAATTAAACATTCCTTTTATTTTTAAAGCATCTTTTGATAAAGCAAACAGGACAAAATTAGAAAATTATCGAGGGGTACCAATTGAAGAAGCAATCAAAATTTTTAGTAAAATTCGTAATGAATTAAATATCCCAGTTACTACTGATATTCATGAACCTTGGCAGGCTGATGCTTTAAAAAATTGTATTGATTTAATCCAAATCCCTGCGTTTTTATGTAGGCAAACTGATTTATTAGTTGCAGCAGCTAAAACAGGGTTACCTGTTAATATAAAAAAAGCTCAATTTGTAAATGGTGTTGATATGGAACGAGCTGTTAATAAAGTTGTAATGTCCGATAACAATAATGTTATTTTAACTGAACGTGGAAACACTTTTGGATATGGAGATTATATAGTAGATATGAGGAATTTACTTATTATGAAAAACTATGCCCCCGTTATATTTGATGCAACCCATTCAGTTCAAAAAGGATGTTCTGGGGGTAGTAGTGGTTCAAATAAACATTTTGTAGAACCCTTAGCAAAAGCAGCAGCTGCAATTGGTATAGATGGATTATTTTTAGAAGTCCACAACAACCCAGATAATGCCTTGTCAGATGGTACAAGTAGTATTACATTAAATAATCTAGAAAATGTTTTAAATAATATTTGTAAAGTTATTAATTAAAAATTATGAATATATATGTTGATATAGATGAAACTATTTGTTTTTATGAAAATAGGGAATATATAAATCCCGATTATTCAACTGCAATCCCTCACTATGAAAATATAGAAAAAATAAATAAGCTATATAGTGAAGGACATACAATTACTTACTGGACTGCTAGAGGAGGTACAACAGGTATTGATTGGTACGATATAACTAAATCTCAACTTCAAGAATGGGAATGTAAACATCATGATCTAATGGTAGGAAATAAACCACCATATGATTTATTAATTTGTGATAAAACCAAAAGAATAGAAGAAATATGAAAATCTTTTTAGACACATTAGATCTAAATCAAATTAAAAAATACTCAAATATGGGTATTTTATCAGGAGTGACTACAAATCCTACTTTAGCAAAAAGACATGGAATGTTAGATGACATTGATATGGTTAAAAAAATAAGAGAAGTTATGCCTGTTGGAGAAATCCATGTTGAGGCCTGGGGTAAATCTAAAGATGAGATATTAAATAATATCACACGACTTAAAACCCAATCAAACGACTCAAATTTAGTTTTTAAAATTCCATTTTCCCCTGATGGGGTGGAAGCTTGTAATATAGCTATTTTAAATGGGGATAAAACAAATATGCATCTTATATTTTCTCATAACCAAGCTATTTTATGTGCTAATGTAAATTCAACTTACATATGTCCTTTAGTAGGTAGACTTGATGATGCGGGTCATGATGCATTATTGTTTATATCTGAACTTACAAAAGTAATAATTAATACTAATATTATGGTATCGAGTGTTAGACATCCTATGCATGTAGTTAAAGCATTAAAAGCAGGAGCTGATGTTATAACAGTTCCTTTAAAAGTTTTAGAACAAATGTTCGAACACCCCTTAACTACAACTGGTATTGAATTATTTGAAAAAGATATACAATCAATGTAATGAGACATTTAGAAAGTACTCCTTGGTTTATATGTAATAAAGAAGATACAAATTATTGTGTGTATGTAGATACAGATTCTAATTATTATAATGCTGAACCTATGCTTAGACATCTTTATCCTAATTTTGATGATATGTCAGAGGAAAAAAGAGATGAAGCTCTTGAAAAAATTGCACTTAAATACCAAGATTTAATTACAAAATCTTATGATGTATTAGCTTTAGAAGCTTTTAATATTAAAAACCATAGATTTGATATGAAAACTGAGTGTATGATTCGTGCTGGCTATTTTAGATATACTCGTAGATATGCACAATGGATTACTAAAAAAGAAGGTGTTCCAACTGATGATTTAGATATTAAAGGATTAGAGTTTATGAAAGCTAATTTTCCAAAAATATTTAGTGATTTCTTTAAAGATATTTTACAAAAAGTTATTAAAGGTACTCCTCAAAAAGAAATTGATGAAATGTTAAAAGCATTTAGATCCAAAGTATTAGCAGATGATATGGATCTTACTGTATTAGGTAATCCTACTCGTGTAAAAACTTTAGATAAATATCTAGCATCAACACCTCGTCCTGGAGAAATGTTTTCTATAATAGCTCAAGGTGCTCCTGCTCCTGTAAAAGCAGCAATTAAGTATAATGATTTACTTACTTTTTGGAAGTTAGATAAACAACATTCTAAAATTACTCAAGGTGATAAAATTAAATGGATATATTTAAAAGATAACCCATACAGAATAGATGCCTTAGCATTTTTAGATTTTGATATGCCAGATAAGATCCGTACATTGTTAGCACAATATGCAGATAAAAATAAATCATTTGAAACAATTTTGGAAAGTAAATTAGCTGGGTTTTATAATGATTTAGGTTGGGATTTAAATATGAATCCTTATAGAAATATGTTTTTTAATTTTTAGTTATGATAAATAAGAACGAATTACAATCAACGATTGGTAAATACCATCTAAACGGATTAATTGAATCTGTTAAATGGACTATCGCAGATAACGCATTAACTGTTGATTTCCAATCCCCATATAAAGATATGATTGGACGCGTTTATCACGCATCATTCCCGTTAAAAGACGCAGAAGTTGCGATATATGATACATCAAAATTAAATAAATTATTAGGGATTACTAGTGGTGAAGTATTTATTAATTTAACTAAACCTGACCAGGCTAAGATTTATGATAAACTAATTATTTCAGACTCTACATATACCCTTAATTATACTCTTAGTGAGTTACTTTTAATTCAAAAAGTAGGTACAGTAGATGATCCTGATAATTATAAAATTGTTACACAATTAGATGGTGATAGTATTAGTGCTCTAATTAAAGCACATAATGCACTTGAAAGTGATAATGTAATTGTTTCAATTGATAGAGATTTAGATGGTCAAGATGTTTTAGTTATGTCTTTTGGTGATGATTTAAAACACACTAATAAAATTGACTACCAGATGCCTTTTACTACTTTAACAGATATTAAATATGGAACTCGAATTCCATTTGATTCTAAAATGATTAAAAATATATTGAATAATAATAAAGATGCTACCGAAGCTACTATGAAAATCAGTTCAGAAGGTTTAATGAAATTTGAATTTAAAGGAGAGAATTGGAATAGTTTTTATTATGTTGTGCGGAAAGCAAATATTTAATATACGTATACACGAATATAAAATTGCGGAGCTAGGGCACGCTTGTTATGTTCACAATTAAATTAACCGAGAGCTCCGGCCTCACAAATAAAATGATATGAGTACATTATTCGATGAACGCACACCGTTCGATTTATTATTTCGTAATCTGTTCAAAGCAGATTCAGGATTTCAACCTACAACGTTTGAAACCAAACAACCTCACCCACTAGATATTTATTATGACGATGAAGGGCTTCATTTTGAAGTTGCCTGTACTGGTCTAACTAAAAAAGATATTCAACTTGAAATTGATGGAGATCTTTTACAAATTATCTATGAAAAACCAAGTGAAGAAGAAGATTTTAGCAATTATGTCTATAAAGGATTAGCTAAAAGATCTTTTAATTTAGGCTATAAAGTAGCAGCTAAATTTGAACTTGAAAAATTAGAAGCAGAAATGAAAGATGGTTTACTCCATTTGTTTGTCCCAACTGCTGAATCTAAGAAACCAAAAACCATTAAAATAAAATAAAAGTTTTGTAAAAAAGGCGTGTCCTAGCGCAATTTTATTCGTATATTCACGGAAATAAAAATATATAAAGTTATGGCTAAACCTAGCAAATCAAATTTGCGATTTATCAAAGACCCCAAACTGGATCCTTATTATATTCAATTGGACGAATATTGTTATATCGCACAAAAATCTACATTTTCAGAAGCAGGACATGAGTACCAAAATACTTTGGGACATTACACTACATTAGGGGGTTGTCTTGAATCTATTGCTCGTGATGATGCTAAATCTACTAATTACAAATCATTAAAAACATTTGTAGAACGTTTTGAAGCCAAAACTAATGAACTTAAAAATCTTATTAAATAATTAATTATGAAAATTGAAGCATTATATAATGCCATTATTGTTAAACCAGTCGAAATAGAAGAGACTCGTTATGGTAACATTGTTGTACCTGATTTAGGTAATGACACAAATAAAACAGCAGAAGTTGTAGGTGTAGGTCCAGGCCACACAATCTTTGGAGGAAGTTTTTTAGAAACCCAACTTACAGAAGGAGACATTGTAGTTCTTCCTACTATGGGATTTACTAAGTTTGAATACGAAGGTCAAGAATACTGGATTGGAAAAGAAAATGAAGTTTTAGCTAAAATAAATAAATAAAATGAGTAAGATAATTGAATTTGGTCCTGAAGCACGCAACCAGTTAGTTTCAGGAATTGATAAGTTAGCAGATGCAGTAGTTGCAACTTTAGGTCCTAATGGACGTAATGTAGTTATTTCAAATGGAGGTGTACCTCAGTCTACTAAGGATGGAGTTACAGTTGCTAAAAGTATTTCTTTAAGTGATAATGTAGAAGAAGCAGGAGCTTCAATGGTAAAACAAGCAGCTATAAAAACTGCTGATGTTGCTGGTGACGGTACTACGACATCAACTTTATTAGCTCGTGAAATGGTAAAAGCAGGTTTATCTCATCTTAATAATGGAGATAATGCTGTTGAAATTAAGCGTGGTATTGATAAAGCTGTTAAAGAAGTAGTAGAAGAATTTCGTACTAATATTTCTCAAGATATTACTGAAGAAAATCAACTAGAACAAATAGCTACTATTTCTTCTAATAATGATACAGAAGTAGGTAAACTTATAGCTACTGCAATGAGTAAAGTAGGACGTGAAGGAGTTGTTACTATTGAAGAATCAAAATCAGGAGAAACTTATCTTGAAACCGTAGAAGGAATTCAATTCCAACGTGGTTTTAAATCTCCTTATTTTGTAACTAATAATGCTACAATGTCAGCTGTATTAGATAAAGCTTATATTCTAATCGCTGATGAACGTTTTACTAATGTGAAAGATCTTCTTCCTGTATTAGAAGGTGTATCTGGAACTGGTCGTCCTCTTCTTATTATCGCTGAAGATATTGATAATGAAGCACTCGCGACTCTTGTTGTTAACAAGATGCGTGGAACACTAGCAGTATGTGCCGTTAAAGCTCCTGATTTTGGGGATCGTCGTAAACTTATTCTTGAAGATATAGCTGCACTAACAGGTGGAGAAGTATTTAGTAAGGAAAAAGGTATGGATCTTAAAAAATTCACTTGGGACTGGTTCGGTGAATCACGTACGGTAACTGTAACTAAAGAACAAACTACAATTGTAGATGGAAAAGGAGAATCAAAACGAATTGAAGCACGTATTGAAGAGCTACAGCAACAAATCGAACAAGCAACAACGCCTTTCGAAGTTGAAAAGCTTCAAGAAAGGCTCTCGAAATTCGTTGGAGGAGTAGCAATAATTCACGTTGGTGGAAACACGGAAACTGAAATGAGAGAAAAGAAAGACCGTGTTGATGATGCTCTTAACGCAACAAAGGCAGCAATCGAAGAAGGTATTGTTGCAGGTGGTGGAGCAGCTTTAATTTATGCTCGTGAAGCTATTATTAAAGATAATGTTGGTGCTCAACTTGTATATAAAACTTGTGGTCGCCCATTTGAACAAATTTTAACTAATGCAGGTTATGATCTATCAGCTGCTAAGATTCTTAGTATGAAGGTTTCTGAAAGTAGAATTGGAGATAAGTTTCATGGTTATAATTTAAAAACTGAAACAGTTGAAAACCTAAGAACAGCTGGAATTATTGATCCAACTAAAGTAACTCGTACTGCAATTGAAAGTGCAGCTTCAGTTGCTGGAACTATTTTATTAACTGAATGTGTCGTAGTTGATGATCCAGATACAAAAGATGAAGTAGATCCTATGGCTGGAATGATGAATGGTATGAATGGCATGATGTAATGAAGGAACAACAAGAATTCCTAGAATTAATAGCAACAAGAGTTCCCCCTGGTGATCGTTGGTCACTAGAGGGGGACCAAGTTGTCCATAAATCTATTACAGAAGCTTTAGAAGCGTGGTTCGCAAAAACTGGTGAAAAGGCTCAATTTAGACTTGCTCCTTTAGAAGGAAAACTTTATGTTATACGTACTGAAGAGGTAGAAGTTAAAGTTGAACCTCCTAAGAAATTTAACATATACGGAGATTATTAAATGAACTGGTCCTACATCCCAGAAGATAAAGATGGTGCCTTAGTAACCTATGCTACAACAGTTCCTATAGAAGGAAAATGTACTTGGCAAGCTGATACTTTAGATTATATTTTATCTTTTTATAATAAAAATACATTTCGTAGATGTATTGATGCTGGAGCTAATTATGGGTTTTTATCTGTAGGATTTTCTAAATATTTTAAAAATGTAGAAGCATTTGAACTTTCTTCTAATATTAGACATCATTTAGATATTAATGTAAAAAATATTCCTAATATTAGAGTCCACCAAAAAGGACTTTATGATACTACCACATCAGTTAATTTTGAACTTAGAGAACAATCAGGTGCTAGTGGTATTATAGGACATGGGGGGGTAATAGAACAAGTTACTACTTTAGATTCTTTTAATTATAATGATGTAGACTTATTAAAAATTGATGTAGAAGGTGCTGAGGAACATTTAATAAGAGGAGCTGAAAAAACTATAAAAAAATGTCTACCTATTATTTGCTGTGAAATTCATTGTGGTAGGGATATAGGATCTTTTAAAAGAAGACAATATATCTTTAAATTTTTAGATAGTTTAGGGTATAAGTTAGTGGATGTTAGACATGCTGATTTATTATTTATTGCTTAATTTGGAAATATAAATATAAATTCGTATATTTACACTATGGTAAAAAATGATCATACATTATTAGTTGAAAAATATCGTTCAAAAACATTAGATAGTTATGTTGGAAATGAGCATATTAAAAGAACTATCAACCAATATATTTCCCAAAATGATATTCAAAACCTTATTTTCTATGGCCCCGCTGGTACAGGTAAAACGACTTTGGCTAAACTTATTGTTAATAATCTTAATTGTGATCACCTTTACATCAACGCAAGTGATGAAAGGGGTATCGAAACTATTAGAGATAAAGTATCCGGGTTTGCTAGTAGTGCTTCATTTAAACCACTCAAAGTGGTTATCTTGGACGAGGCAGATTTTCTTACGATACAGGCACAAGCTTCACTTCGAAATGTAATCGAAACATTTTCTCGCAGTACACGTTTTATTATGACTTGTAATTACGTTGAGCGGATAATTGATCCACTTCAATCACGTTGTCAAGTACTTAAAATCATCCCACCTAGTAAAGGTGATGTTGCTAAACATATTGCTTGGATTTTAGAAGAGGAAAATACTAGTTTTGAACTACAAAATATAAAAACAATTACTAATCAATTCTATCCAGATTTACGTAAATGTCTTAATACTGTTCAACTATCTACTCAAGATAATAAATTAGTAATAGATAAATCAGTATTAGTGTCATCAAATTATATGACATTAATATTAAAAGAATTAAGTAATGCTAAACCTAAATGGCGTGAAATACGTCAGATTATTGCTAACGCAAATGTTAGCGATTTTGAAGAGCTTTATCGTTA